GGTAACGCGCGACCCCGAACAAACGCTAGCGTCAGAATTTTGACAATAATTGAGGGAGCGTCAATAAATTGACAGCACAAGCAGCAAAAAGGCCAGTCGGACGGCCAAAGATAGAAGATGCAGACTATAACGCAGCACGCGCCAGAAAAATGGAAGCTGACGCGCAAATGGCTGAACTTGAGTTGTTGCAAGCCAAACGCAAGTTGGTGGCATCTGACGATGTTGCCGGTGCGTGGGTTGAAGTGCTGGCGGCTATGAAGGCAAAGCTGCTGGCGTTGCCATCTATCTGTGCGCCGATCTGCGCCACTGAAACTGACTTGCCAACTATTCAAAGCATATTGGAAAACCAAATAAGGGAAGCGTTAGATGAATTATCATCTTACCAACCACACGAACACGCTGGACGCACAGTCGTCACTGATGGCGGTGATAACGGGGGCGATGCAAACGCTGAAGCCGCCGCCCCGTCTAAGCGTGGGCGAGTGGGCAGACCGCGAAAGGCGTCTGTCATCGGAAGCTAGTGCAGCCGCCGGTCGATGGATCACTTCAAGGGCTGAATATCAGCGCGGTATTATGGATGCCATTAGCGATCCGACTTTGCGTGATATTGTCGTTATGGCTGGCGCACAGGTTGGCAAAACCGAAATGCTGTTGAACGTCATCGGTTTCCACATCCACCACGATCCTGCACCAATCCTGCTTGTGCAGCCAACGCTTGAAATGGCACAGGCGTTTTCTAAAGACCGTCTTGCGCCAATGCTGCGCGATACACCGGCTTTGAAGCATAAAGTCAAAGACCCACGCAGCCGCGATGCAAATAACACCACAACGCACAAAGTGTTCACTGGCGGTCATATTAGCTTGGTCGGGTCGAATAGTGCGGCTGGGCTGGCTTCAAGGCCAATCCGAATTGTTTTATGCGATGAGGTTGATCGCTTTCCGGTTTCAGCCGGTTCTGAGGGTTCGCCTATCTTGCTGGCAAGAAAACGGTCAGCCACGTTTCACAATCGCAAGATGGTGATGGTCAGCACGCCGACCAACAAAGGCGCGTCAATGATCGAAAGCCAATATGAAGAAAGCGACAAGCGGCAATATTTTGTGCCTTGTGAAGATTGCGGCACAGTGCAGACGTTGAAATGGAAACAAGTGCAGTGGGAAAAAGACCGACCCGAAACAGCTTGCTATGTTTGCGAAAGCTGCGGCAGTGTTTGGGATGATCCAAAGCGCAATCGGTCTGTTCGCAAGGGGCAATGGGTGGCAACTGCCGATTTTACTGGCGTTGCCGGTTTTCATATCAACGGCATTTACAGCCCTTGGACTGTAATGGCTGACGCAGTGCGTGACTTTCTGGTTGCAAAGAAGTCAGCCGATACACTGCGCGTTTTTGTGAATACATTTTTAGCAGAAACCTTTGAAGATAAAGGTGAGACTGTTGGGGAAATAGATTTTAGAGATCGTGAACAAGATTGGTCTGGAACCATTCCAGATGATGTTGTTGTCATTACTGCTGGCATTGATGTGCAAGATAGCTATTTGGCTGTTGAGGTCATCGGATGGGGGCGTGATGAGTGCAGTTTCAGTCTGGAATGGTTGACACTGTATGGCGACCCGTCAACGCCGCATTTGTGGAACGATCTGGATAACATCCTAAAAGCCAGCTTTACGACCGAAAGCGGGCGGCAGCTAGGCATTAGGGCAGCGTGCATAGATAGTGGTGGTCACTACACACAAGCGGTCTATAACTTTGTCCGGCCACGCGAAGGGCGGCGCATATTTGCAATCAAGGGTATGGGCGGCGAACAGCGGCCACTGGTGTCCAGACCAACAAAAAACAACATTGGCAAGATTAAATTGTTCGCTGTCGGCACTTTTCCAATCAAGGAATTGATTTTTTCCAGATTGCGCGTACAATCTGAGGGTGCGGGTTATTGTCATTTTCCGGCGGGGCGTTCTGACGAATATTATCAGCAATTAGCAAATTCTGAAAAAATCGTCACAAAGTATCAAAAAGGGTTTCCGCGCCGCGATTTTGTCAAGACACGCACAAGAAACGAAGCACTTGATTGCAGGGTCTACGCATATGCTGCGCTTTGCATCTTGTCGCTGAATATTAACGCTGTTGCCGATAGGGTGGTCAATGCGCCGGAACCAGAAACACAACCGCAGCCGCAACAGCCTAATCCACTTGCCCGCCGACCACGGCAAGGCGGCTTTGTTAATAGCTGGCGGTAAATAATGGCAAACAGATTTGATATTGATGAAGCCCCTGACGGGCAGCAACCAGAAACTATCGTTATTGGTGACTATCTTCTTTGGAAGCGCACCGATTTAGTTGATGATTATCCGCTGGCAACGCATTCGCTGGAATATGTTGCGCGGATCACCGGCGGCGGCAGCACTGAAATCAAAGTTGCAGCGCAAGAATTAAACGGCACATATGTTTTTGAGGTGGACAGCGTAACCAGCGCAACATTTGTTGCTGGTTTTTATCACTGGCAGCTAGAAGTCACAGAAACCGCATCCAGCAACCGCGTGGTCATTGAACGCGGAACATTTACAGCCGTTGAAGATTTGGACGTCAATGGGGCTGACCCGCGCACGCACGCCGAAATAATGATCGGCAAGATTGAAAGCATCTTGCAAGGCAAGGCTGATGCAGACGTTTCAAGCTATTCGATCAACGGCCGGTCATTGACAAAAATGAGTTTCCAAGACTTGATTGATGCGCGTGACTTTTATCGCAAAGAATACGCTAAAGAACGGCAGATAGAGCGTGCAAAGGCTGGCGAAACGACCGGCGCAACCATCTTGGTGAGGTTTTAACAATGGGCATCTTTGACTTTTTCAAAGCAAAGCCCCAACCACGCAAGGCGGTTCGGGCGTTTCACGGGGCTGACACTGGCCGACTATTCAGCGATTTTGTAGCAAGCAGCCGGTCGGCAGATAGCGAAATCAAACCATCATTGCGCGTTTTGCGGGATCGTTGCCGCGAAATCAGCCGTAACCACCCATATGCGAAACGCTATTTGCAGATTATGTCAACAAACGTGGTCGGCGCGAATGGCGTGCGGATACAAGTCAGAAAGCGGAATGACGACAATTCATTAGACAGCGTGGGCAACCGGATCATTGAACAGGCTTGGCAAGCGTGGGGTCGGGCTGGTTTTTGCACCGTTGATGGCCGCGTGTCGTGGGTGCAAGCGCAGCGTCTATTTATGGAAACATTAGCGCGTGATGGCGAAGTGCTAATCCAAAAGATTAAAAACCCAGCCGGAAACCCGTTCGGCTTTTCGTTAAAATTTCTAGAAGCCGATTATCTTGATGAAGGTTATGATGCGCGGCTGAATAACGGCAACGAAGTGCGGATGGGCGTGGAATTGGACAAGCGCACCGGCAAGCCGTTGAATTATTACCTGTTTGAAGATCATCCGCATCACGATCAAGGCTATGGATCGCGCACAAAACGGCATCATAAGATTGTGCCAGCCAGTGAGATTATCCACTGCTATTTGCAGGATCGCGCTGGGCAGACCCGTGGCGTGCCTTGGATGAGCAACGTATTATCGCGCCTAAAGATGCTAGACGGCTACGAAGAAGCCACGCTGGTCAATGCGCGGGTTGCTGCGTCAAAGATGGGCTTTTTCACCAGCCCCGAAGGTGACGGTTTTGTTGGTGATGATTACGACAATCACGCGCCTATAATGTCAGCGGAGCCAGCCACGTTCACACAGTTACCGGCTGGAATGTCATTCACTGCCTTTGACCCGCAAAACCCGACTGACAGCTTTGCGGAGTTTGAGAAAGGCATATTGCGCGGGATCGCGTCCGGTCTTGGGGTCAGCTATGTATCGCTGGCGAATAACCTTGAAGGCGTTAGCTATAGCAGCATCCGGCAAGGCACAATTGAAGATCGCGACCATTTTAAGATGGTTCAGCAATTTATGATCGATCACTTCATTGATCCGATTTACCGCGCTTGGCTAGAAATGGCTATTACTGTTGGCCGCGTTAGCTTGCCGATGGGAAAATATGATTTGTTTGCTGATCAAGTCATTTACCGGCCACGCGGCTTTGCGTGGGTCGATCCGGCTAAAGAAATCAACGCCAGCGTCACCGCACTAAACAATGGCATCATTAGTTTGCAAGATGTGCATTCTCAATATGGCCGCGATACTGAAGAAATCTTTGAACAGATCAACCGCGAAAGCGAACTGGCTGATCGTTATGGCATTGATACCGCTTTCCAGCCGTTCGGCACAAAGGCACCAGTGCCAGCAACCGTTGATGCAGGGCAAGAAGATGGCGACCTATAAAGGCGTTGAAATCAGCCTAAAGCCAACCGAAGGTATGGCAGCCGAAGCGCGTAAATTCAAAAAGTGGCGCGAAGAAGGCAAACAAGGTGGCACTGATGTTGCTGTTGCGCGTGCGACACAACTGGCTAACCGGCAAGAACTATCTGCCGATACAGTGCGCCGGATGCACAGCTTTTTCAGTCGGCACGAAGTTGACAAGCAAGCCGAAGGGTTTAGTGCTGGTGAAGATGGTTATCCGTCAAAAGGTCGCGTTGCTTGGGCGGCGTGGGGCGGTGATGCCGGTCAGACGTGGGCAAGGACGAAAGATGCTGCGCTTGATCGCATTGACGAACGTGGTCTAGATTTAAATGAAGAAATCGCTGATAATGTTGGCGAGATTATAGAAAGGGCTGAACCGATGGATGAGCAAAAGCCAATGGACAGGCACATTCAAAATATTGTTGAAACTGACGATAGCGTGACTATCACGTTCGGCAAATCAGATGACACGCCGCCGGTTGTTGAAACCGCTGGCTATAAAGAAGATCAAGATCGTCTGGATCGCGGTGAACTGGTATTTCGCGCACGCGCTGCGGATATGGTGGAAGAAGATGACCGCCGCGTCAGAATGTCAATTTCAAGCGAAGAACCCGTTGAGCGTTCTTTCGGTTTAGAGGTTTTGCGTCACGATGATGGCGCGGCAGATTTGTCACGATTGAACAGCGGTCACGCACCATTATTGCTTGATCACGATCTGACAAAACAAATTGGTGTCATTGAAAGAACTTATTTGGATCAAGCTGATCGCAAGTTGCGGTCAGTGGTTCGCTTTGGAAAAAGCGCACTGGCTCAAGAAGTTTATCAAGACGTCAAGGATGGGATACGAAGCAACGTCAGCATCGGTTATCAAATCCGCACAATGGAAGACAAGAGGGCTGACGGGACGGTTGGCATTTCTTCTTGGTTGCCATACGAAGCCAGCATTGTATCTGTTCCCGCTGACGCTGGTGTCGGCGTGAACCGCAAAGCTGAATTTATCGAACCTACTATCAAGACAGAGGAAAAAGTTATTATGTCTGAAGTAAATCACGATGAAATCCGTGAAGCAGCCGCTGAAGCAGCCAAGCGCGATTTCCAAAAGAATGCCAGCGAGATCATCAATCTTGCTGTTAAACACAACCGCCGCGACCTAGCTGATCAAGCTATCGGTCAAGGCCAGTCTGTTGCACAATTCCGCGCAACATTGCTTGACGCCATTGGCGAAGGCAAGCCACTTGAGCAGTCAGCCGGTGCGGTTGATATGTCAGCCAAAGAAGAGCGTTCATATTCATTTATGAAAGCCGTTCGCGGTCTGGTTAATGGTTCTGGCTTGCAGGGTCTTGAGCGTGAAGTTTCTGAGCAAATTGCAAAGAACAATGGACGCGAAGCACGCGGTTTCTATGCACCGGATTCATTCTGGGGCGGTCGCCGTGACTTGACTGTTGGCACAGCCACAGCCGGTGGTCATTTGGTCGGCACAGATCATCTTGGTGATCAGTTTGTTGACGCACTCCGCGCACGTTTGGTCTTCAGTGAGCTTGGCGCACGCTTTATGACTGGTCTGCGTGGCGATGTTGCTATTCCAAAGCTTGCAACTGGCGTTTCAGCCGGTTTCGTTGCTGAGAATGGCGCAACAGCCGAAGTGAACGCTGTGTTCTCACAGATCACAATGTCACCAAAGTCACTTGGCGCATTTTCAGACGTTTCACGTTTGCTGATGATCCAGTCTGACCCGTCTGTTGAACAGATTGTTCGCGATGACCTTTTGAACGCAATTGCACAAAAGATCGAAGACGTTGCAATCGAAGGTGGCGGTTCAAATGAGCCATCTGGCATCATTGACACCGCTGGCATTGGTTCAGTCGCAATCGGCACAAACGGTGGCGCACTGACTTGGGATGCCATCACTGATCTGGTCAAAGAAGTTGAAGTTGACAACGCTGCAATCAATGGCAACACCCTTGCCTATCTGACCAACCCGAAAGTGAAGTCGCATATGGCTTCAACTCCAAAGGTTGCGTCAACTGACAGCGTAATGTTGATGGATGCGCCTTGGAATAGCCTTTATGGTTATGACTTGGCAGTGACCAACAATGTACCGTCTGACCTGACAAAAGGCACATTGACCACTGCGTCTGCAATGATCTTTGGTGACTTCAGCCAGCTAATGATGGGCTTCTTTAGCACACCAGACATCTTGATCGATCCATACACAGCCGGTTCAACCGGTGCAGTACGCATCCGCGTAATGCAGGAAATGGACTTGGCTGTTCGTCACGCCCAGTCATTCGCTGCGTGTCTCGACATCGATGCCTAAATAAACTGACGGGGCGGCTTTGGTCGCCCTGTCTTTCCCATAGGGGCGTGATATGAAAATCAGATGCAAACGTAATATTTTAATCAAGGGCAAAGCGCACGAAGTTGGCGATATTGTCGAAGTGGCTGAGAATGTGGGTTTTGATTTGGTCAATACTGGCAAAGTCGAAATTTATGAAGAAAAGCAAGGCATCACTGATCGGGCGATTGGCCTAACAAAGAAATCAGCGTCCAGCCTTATTAAGCGGAACACAAAGAAAAAATGACAACAAAACTGATTAAAATCACAACGCTAAAAGACTGCCAAGCGGGATCGGTCGGGATTATGCTTGCTGGCGAAGATCACGATGTTCGCGAAGATGAGGCGAACAAGCTAATTGATCGCGGTTATGCGAAGCTATGGTCAGCTAAAGTGGCTAAAGTAGCTAAAGTGGACGCCGACTAATGGCGGTCGAAACCGCAGATGATCGCGCTATATTCATTGGCGTTGATGATTTCGGGGTTGCCGCAACCTATAACGGCGGCACGATCAATGGCATTTTTGACAATGATTTCGTTGAAGTTGACGCTGGTGGGGGCGTTGGCTTTGCATTACAGCAACCACGCTTTGTTTGCCGCACCGCAGACGTATCAACCGCCGCTGAAGGCGACACTATTACGATCAGCGCGGTGGCCTACACAATGCGGATTGTGCAGGATGACGGCACTGGTATGACCACGCTGGTCTTGGAGAAACAATAAATGGCGCACGTTCGGCAGCAAATCCGCGACCAGATCGTGACGACATTGACGGGATTGACCACAACCGGCAGCAACGTATTCCGCAGCCGTATCTTCCCGCTGGAACAGACAAAGCTTCCGGCACTTTGCATTTTTACCAAGAGCGAAGCCACCGAATTTGATACAATCACTTTAGCGCGTTCGGTAAATCGGGTTTTGGAAGTTGCTGTTGAAGCATATGTAATTGGCACAGCGAATTATGATAATGCGCTGGATGGAATTGCGGTTGAGGTTGAAGAAGCCATTGCCGCTGATGTGACGCTGAACAATCTGGCAAAAGATGCACAGGTTGTTGCGTTTGAGGCTGACTATAGTGGTGACGGCGAACAGCCGGTGGCCGTTGGTCGGTTTACAATATCGGTGCAATACCGCACCAAAGAAAATGACGTTGAAACTGCCGTTTAGAAAAGGAACTTAAAACGATGGCTACTTTTAAAGGAAACGATGGTGTCGTTCTAATCGGCACAGACGTAATGGCTGAAGTGATTTCATTTAGCGTGGACGAAACCGCCGATGTAATCGAGGACACAGTTATGTCCGATGTGGCGAAAACGTACAAAGCTAGCTTTACAGATTTCACCGCAACCGTTGAGACATATTTTGACGATACAGATGCCGCACAGCAAGCAGTAACCGCTGGCGATACTGTTGTCCTGAAATTGCAAATGGAAGGCAACACAAGCGGCGACCACCAGCTAACAGGCTCCGCGATTGTCACAAGCCGTTCAATTGGCGTATCATCTGATGGGATTAACACCGCCACCTATTCGCTGCAAGGCACAGGCGGCCTAACTGAAACAACCGTTTAAGGGGTAAATTATGGGCTTGGGAGAACAGATCGCCGCAAGGCGTAACCGCGACCGAAAGGTCATTAAAGTTGATGAGTGGGGCGAAGATGGTCAGCCGTTGGTTATTTATTCTGGGGCTATTACCGCCGGAGACATTGATAAGCTGCAAAGAAAGCACAAAGACTTTCTGAACAATATGACGATCAGCGGAATGGTTGATCTGATTATTACCAAAGCTGAAGATGCCGATGGCAAACGATTGTTCACCATTGAAGATAAAATGTTTTTGATGGGTGATAGCGTGGCCTTGATTGCTGATATTGCCGGGCAGATGTTTGGCGATGTTGAAAGCGTTGGGGATGCGGAAAAAAACTAAAGGGCGACCCGTTAAGGCTAAATATGCTAGCCCTAGCGGATCGCCTTCACAAGACACAAGCCGAAATTGAAGAATTGACGCTGACAGAACTGAACGAATGGTTCGCATATTTTAAGGTGATCGAAGATGGCAAATCAAAATCTTAATTTCACGATCACAGCGAAAGACCTTACACAAGGCACTTTCCGCAAACTAAACCAGTCGCTGGGTCTTGTTCGCAAAGCACTATTCAACTTCAAGGTCGGGCTGACAGCCGTTGCTGGTGCGGCTGGTATTGGCTTGCTGGTCAAATCATCACTGCAAAGCATCGACACGCTGGGCAAGACGGCGCAAAAGCTGGGCGTCACCAGTCAAGCACTGCAAAAGCTACGATATGCGTCTAATCTGGCTGGCGTGGAAACGCGCACAGTCGATATGGCGGTGCAGCGGTTTACGCGGCGGTTGTCTGAAGCTGCAAACGGCACTGGCGAAGCTAAAGACGCGCTTAAAGAACTTGGTCTGAACGCTAAAGAACTCGCTAAACAACCACTTGATAAGCAAATGCTAAAGCTGGCTGATGCGTTTGATAACGTGCAAAGCAGCGGCGATAAAGTGCGTCTGGCGTTTAAGCTGTTTGACAGTGAAGGCGTGGCGTTTGTAAATACGCTAGAAGGCGGCAGTGCAGCCTTGCGTGAAATGTTTAATGAAGCTGAAGGGCTTGGCTTTGTTCTTTCATCAAGTGCTGTTGCTGGCGTTGAACAAGCAAATGATGCGGTGATGAAATTGTCATCAATGCTTGGCGGTGTCCGCGATCAAATTGTTGCTGGCCTAGCACCAGCTTTAACTTTTATAGCTGATATAATTAGAAAAAAACTTGTTGACGCAATTCAAGGTGAAGATGGATTAGGTAATATTGAAGATTTTGCACGCAAAGTTGCTTTGGCTGCAATTGACTTAATGGAAAAAACAACAAAAGGTGCGGTGCGATTTGCCAACACTATAATCCGCAGCATTAACAATGTTATTTTGTCTGCGCGAGTTATGGCATCGATATTCCGCGCTGATATTGGTAAAAGTTTAAAAGATTTTGAAAAAATTAGTGAGCAATTAGGTGCGACTTTGTTTAATGATCTGCGTGCTGCAATAATAGCCGCAGATAATGTGACTAAAAAATATAACAACACAAATAACGATGGCGTTGCAAAAGTTAAAACTTATGCGGACGCTTTAAAAGATTTAAAAGAAGCCGCAGAAAAGGTCGGTGAGGGTATGGGCGATGCAGCGGTGCGCGGCGTTAAATCATTGGAAGATGCCTTAGTTGACTTTTCTATGGGTGCGGCCAGTGCAAAAGAAGCTTTTAAAAATATGGCGCGGTCGATCATTAGCGATCTAATCCGAATGCAAATTCAACAAAATATTACAAAACCGCTTTCTGGTATGCTTTCTGGTATGTTTAGTGCAGGGGGTGCCGCTGGCGGTAGCGGCAACCCTTCTTATACCGCTTATGAGCCAAAAGCTATGGGCGGCCTAGTAAATGCTCGCCAGCCATATATGGTTGGTGAACGCGGCAGAGAATTGTTTGTGCCAAATAGCAGCGGCACTATTGTGCCAAATAACAAGCTGGGCGGTGGCGGTGTAACTGTCAATCAGACAATTAATCTATCGGCTGGCGTATCGCAAACAGTACGCGCAGAGGTGATGCAAATGATGCCGCAAATACAAGAAGCATCAAAGGCCGCTGTCCTAGACGCAAGACGGCGCGGCGGTTCATTCAGTGCGGCATTCGGGTGATCTAAATGGCAATTTCATATCCACTAACATTTCCAACGCAGACCGGCATCGCCAGTGTTAATTTGCACGCGATTAACAGCGTTGCAATTAGTCAAAGCCCATTCACTTACAAGCAGCAAGTGGTGGCGCACACAGGGCAACGCTGGGAAGCTGAAGTCAGTTTGCCACCAATGAAGCGTGACGATGCCGAAGTTTGGATTGCTTTCTTGCTATCGCTTAAAGGTATGCGCGGCACGTTCTTAATGGGCGATCCTAATTGTGCCACAGCACGCGGCAGCGCATCAACTGCGGCTGGCACGCCGGTTGTTAATGGCGCAGACCAGACCGGCGATAATTTGACCATTGACGGCTTGCCAGTTAGTGCAACCGGCTATTTGCTTGCTGGCGATTACATCCAGCTAGGCGGCGGTTCTAGTGCGACACTGCACAAAGTTCTAACCAACGTGGACAGCAACGCGGCAGGACAAGCAACGCTGGACATATGGCCGCACATCCGCACAGCACCGGCTGATGACAGCGCGGTCGTGGTTGCTAACGCGGTTGGCAATTTCCGGCTTTCCACAAACCAATCGGACTGGTCTATCAATAACGCCAGCTTCTATGGCATCACGTTTCCAGCCATCGAGGTTATCATTTAATGAGCCGCGAACTAACCCAAAGCATTATTGACAATCTTGAAGCGGCAGAGGTTCAGCCGCTTTTTGCTGTTGAGCTATATCTGGACACGCAAACGCTGTATATGTGGACTGGCATCGGTGATCTGGTGTTTAACGGCGTAACCTATATCGGCACAGGGCAGTTTCTTGAGATTAGTGAACTGCAAGAAACCGCTGAAATATCGGCAAAGGGTGCGACTGTTAGCTTGTCCGGCATACCGTCTGAATTAATTTCGCTGGCGATCAGTGAACCATATCAAGGCCGCAAGTGCAAAATCCTGTTTGGCTTGATTGATGCTGACCGGCAATTCTTGATGTTGGAAAATGGCAGTTATTTGCTGGCTGAAGATGGAAGCCGGATTGATGTGTCGCAGGGTGCGGTGTCGCCAGTGGTTGAAGTGTTTAACGGCTATATTGACCAGATGACAATTATGGAAGGTGCGGAGACTAGCAGCATTGCTATATCGGTCGAAAGCCGTTTGATTGATTTAGAGCGTGCGCGAATTTTCAGATATAACGATCAGAACCAAAAAGCCAGATATCCAAACGACAAGGGCTTTGAATTTGTCGAAGATTTGCAAGACAAAAAATTCAATTGGGGGCGTGGGTGAGGCTTGATGATTGGCCGGAAAGATTTGATGCGTTTATAAATGAGTGGCGAAATCGGCCATTCTGCTGGGCGCAATTTGATTGCATTAGGTTTGCGGATGAAGCGCATTATGTGCAGACCGGCAAGCACATTTTTAATGATTGGTTCGGAACCTATACGACTGAATGGGGCGCGTTTCTAAACTACAACCGGCAAATGAAGCGCAGCGGTCATACAAATATTATAACGGCGATTAATAGCCGTTTAAAGGCCGTGGACTGGATTGTGCCACCAAGGGGTGCAATTATAGGTCGGGGCGATTACGGGGCGTTGATGGTGACTGAAATCGCCTTGGGCGTTGCGCTGGGTGATAAAGTTGCGTTTTTAGGTTATGATGGTCTGGAATTTTCACCGGCTAAACCAACTGATTTGATTTGGGTTGTAGAATGAACAAGATCACGCTTCTAAAAACCACAACATCGCTAACATCTGCGGCGATGATTGCCCTTATTCCAGAAGCAGCTTATGCGATGCCGCCGGTTGTTGTTGCTGCGGCGACCGCTGCTTTGGCAAGTACAGCGGCAGCGTGGGTGATGGGGACGCTGACAGTCAGCTTTATGACTGCGTTTATGACTTCATTCGCGTTAAATGTTGCGCTTGGCCTTGTCAGTCAGTCGCTTTCACCAAAGCCAAACGCGGGTGGTCAGCAAGCCGGAACGTCTGCGATTTTGGTCAGCGGATTATCGCCCGTTGCAGATCATCAAATTATCTATGGCCGCACAAAGATCGGCGGTGCCGTGGTCTATAAAGAGGCCACAGACAACAATAAATTTATGCACATTGTTGTTGCACTTGCCGGTCACGAAGTCGAAGAAATTGAAACAGTTTATTTAAATGATGAAGCTGTGACGATTGACGGTGATGGCTTTGTGACTGCGCCAAGCAAATATGTAATTGAAGAAGATGGTGAAGATACAAGATATGTCGTGCGGATCAATAAGCATCTGGGAACGGCAACGCAAGCGGCAGATGAAGATTTGGTCAGCGAAAGTGCTGGCAAATGGACAAACGATCATCGGTTGCAAGGCATTGCTTATATTTATGCACGATTAGAGTTTGAAGCTGACGCATTTCCAAATGGTGAGCCAAACATTACAGCAATCGTCAAAGGCAAAAAGGTATATGATCCGCGCACATCAACAACTGCGTGGTCAGATAATGCCGCGCTGTGTTTTCGCGATTACCTTACAAGCGATTATGGCCTAAATTCACCGGCTGATGAAATTGATGACGCGCTGACGATTACAGCCGCAAATATCTGTGATGAAAATGTATCGTTGGCAGTCGGTGGCACAGAAAAGCGATACACCACCAACGGCGCATTTTCTACTGGTGTTAAACCGGCTGATGCTATCGACAGCCTATTGCGTCCAATGGGCGGGATGCTGTGGTATGCACAGGGCAAATGGCGGGCAAAGGCAGCGGCCTATGTCACGCCAACGCTGACGTTTGACGAAGATGATTTGCGAAGCACGTTGCAGATCAACACGCGGCATTCACGGCGTGACAACTTTAACATCGTGCGAGGTACGTTTCGCGGTTCCGAAAGCAACTGGCAATTCAGCGATTTCCCAGAAATCAAAAGCAACACGTTCATTCAAGTCGATAACGGGCAAGAAAGTGCAATGGATTTGGAATTGGGAATGGTGTCATCTGCGGCCACAGCGCAGCGGATTGCTAAAATTGCACTATATCAAAACCGCGAACAGCTAACATTATCAGCCAGCTTTGGCTTGCGTGCTTTTCAATTGCAAGTCGGTGATGTGATCTTGTTCAATAATAGCCGCGCTGGTTTTGTTGATAAGCCGTTTGAAGTGCTATCGTGGACATTTGCACCGGACGGAAATGGTGCGCTTGAAGTCAAGATGACACTGCGCGAAACGTCTGCGGCAGTCTATAGCTGGGCAACTGAAGAAAACGCATTTGAAACAAATAATACAACGCTTGCTGACCCGTTTGATGTTCCGGCCATTGGTCTGAACATTAGCAGCGAAGCGCGGGTGATTAACGAGCATCTAACAAATGTTATAATTGCAGAAGTCACATCGGCATCGCCAGAACGCATAGACAACATTGAGGTTCAATATCGCAAGGTCGGTGAAACAGTTTATTCCACTGGTCACGTTGGCGATCTTGGTCGCGTTGAAATTCTTGACGTTGAAGACAGTGACTATGATATCCGCGCAAGGGCGATTAACACATTTGGCATCAAGGGTGAGTTTACAACGCGGCAAGGCGTTACTGTGCAAGGCTTGGCCGATCCACCGGCTGACATTACCGGATTTATTGGCAGCGTGACGGCTGGCGGTCTGCATTTGGAGTGGGAGCCAGTGCCAGACCTTGACTTATCATTTTACCGAATTCGCTATAGCAGCCAGACAACCGGCGCGACATTTGCCAACAGCACCACAGCAATCAATAAGGTCGCACGCCCCGCTAACAGCGTCACAGTGCCGCCGCGTGCTGGCACATATATGATTAAAGCATATGACAAATCGGGCAACGCTAGCGTCAATTATACCAGTTTGGTTATCAGCCAAAATGATTTGCGCGTCTTTGCAAATACGCTAACGCAGACAGAAGACCCATCGTTCAGCGGCAGCAAGACCGGATGCTCTGTTATTTCCGGTGATCTGCGTATCACAAGCCCAGCAACCGCACCAACCACAGCAACATATGATTTTAGCAATTACATCGACACAGGATCGGTCAACTTGTGCGAAGTGACAATGCCAATGGACGTTGTGCGGATCGACAATAGTGCGCCTTTGTGGGATACTATCGCTGGCAATTGGGATAGTTTTGCTGGCAATTGGGATGACTGGACAGGATCGGTGCAGTTTACCGACACAAATGTTTTGCAATATATTTCGATCACTGATGACAATCCGGCTGGTTCACCAACGTGGTCGCCTTACAAACAATTTAAAACTGGTGACTTTTCAGGACGTGCATTTAGGTTTAGAATAGAACTGCAATCGACCAACGATGACGTAACGCCAAGCATTGATGAGTTAGCTGCAAAAGTTAGGTACGGGTAAATGGCCACACACGATTATGTAATTGACAATCAATCAGCCCCATCAGCGCGGTCTGACATAAATAACGTGTTGCAAGCGATTGTTACAAATAACAGTAACACATCTGCGCCATCGGTTACTTATGCCGGTATGTGGTGGCTTGATACCACAAACAATTACTTAAAACTGCGCGATAAGGACAATGCTGATTGGGTTATCGTTGGTGAGTTGGATGTAACCAATGATCGCTGGAAGCTGATTAGCGATAGCATAAAAGCTGCATCGGCTGGTGGCATTGACGTGCTAAACAGCAGCGGCACAAAGATTATTGACTTGCAAGTGGCATCACAAGCCACAGCCGAAGCTGGCACAAACAACACTGAGCTGATGACACCATTACGCACAGCGCAAGCGATTGCCGAAAATGCGGTGTCTTATCCGCAAGTCATCACAACGCTGACCAGCGGCACTACCTACACGATCCCATCTGGCGCACAAGCTATTCTGATCAGAGCATCAGGCGGTGGAGGCGGTGGTGGACACAGGCGCATAACGAACAACAGTTCAGGTGAGGGTCTACCGGGTGCAAACACAACCGTGACAAACGCTACCTTGGGTATCTCAATAACCGCAAAGGGCGGCCAAGGGGGCATTACAGCGACAGGGGTGGTGTATGGTGGCTTTATGGACTACTTGACCGGCGATACCGGCGGTGATGTCCAGCGTGGCAAAGGGGCTGGCGGCGGTTCTGCGTACAGCGATAACTATGACACAGCAGCTTTTGCCGGAAGATCAGCAAACCTTGTAACCAAATATGTCACAGGTTCAAGCGTCGGCGGTCAAACGCTTACATATTCGATTGGTGCAGGCGGAGCAGGTTCGGCATTTGGAAAACAAGGTGAAACAGGTTATATCGAAATTACAGTTTGGTAGGTAAAAATGGCCGATAAAAAAATATCCGAATTGACAACGATCACCGGCGCAGAAACAGTCGCAGATGATTTTTTTGTTGTTGTTGATACCTCTGGATCAGCCACCAAAAAAATTAGCCGCGATGAATTGACTAATGCGGTTGGTGGCCCTCAAACTGGTGCTGAGATTAAATCTCTTTATGAAGCTGAAGCCGATACAAATGCTTTTACTGATGCCGAAAAATCCAAACTATCTGGCGTTGAAGCTTCAGCTACGGCAGATCAGACTGGTGCAGAGATAAAGGCTGCTTATGAAGCCGAAGTCAATGCGTTTACAGATGCGCAGTTCACTAAATTGGCTGGTATTGAAACGGCAGCGACTGCAGATCAAAGTGATGCTGAAATCAAAACTGCTTATGAAAATAACAGCGACACCAATGCCTTTACTGACGCTGAAAAGACAAAGCTGGCAGGCATTGAAGCTAATGCAGATGTCACAGACGTTACAAACGTAACTGCTGCCGGTGCTTTGATGGACAGTGAAGTGACTAATCTCGCACAAGTTAAGTCATTTGACAGCGCAGATTATGCTACGGCTGCACAAGGCGCTGCGGCTGATGCAGCATTGCCGAAAGCGGGCGGTGCTTTAACTGGCGCAGTCACAACCAATAGCACATTTGATGGTCGTAATGTATCTGTTGATGGCAGCAAATTAGATGGGATTGAAGCCGGTGCCACTGCCGATCAAACAGCGGCAGAAATCCGCGCATTGGTTGAGGCCGCAACAGACAGCAACGTATTCACTGATGCAGACTACAGCAAACTAAATGCTATTGAGGCATCAGCCACGGCAGACCAAACAGCCAGTGAACTACTTACTGCTGTAAAGACGGTCGATGGCTCTGGGTCAGGCTTGGATGCTGACTTACTCGATGGTCAACAAGGCTCGTACTACACAGGTTACACTGATACAGCCGTATCCAACTTAGTAGATAGTTCACCATCCGCACTGAACACACTGAACGAATTAGCCGCTGCTTTAGGTGACGATGCTAACTTTAGCACCACTGTTACTAATTCTATTGCCACAAAACTACCGCTGGCGGGCGGAACAATGACTGGCAATATTAGTTTTGCAGCCGGTCAAACTTTTGATGGCAGGGATGTGTCAGCGGACGGTAGCAAGCTAGATGGCATAGAGGCTGGAGCTACGGCAGATCAGACTGGCGCAGAAATCAAAGCAGCCTATGAAGCCGAAGCAAATGCTTTTACAGATGCGCAGTTTACCAAACTAGCTGGGATCGAGGCATCGGCAGATGTAACAGACACAGCTAACGTGACTGCCGCTGGCGCTTTAATGGACAGCGAGGTCACTAACCTTGCACAAGTCAAGGCTTTTGATAGCTCCGATTACGCTACAGCCGCGCAAGGCACAACCGCTGATGCAGCATTGCCAAGAACCGGCGGTGCAATGACAGGGGCTATCACAACCAACTCGACTTTTGATGGACGAGATGTTGCAGTGGATGGTGCCAAACTGGATGGGATTGAGGCTGGAGCCACGGCAGATCAAACCGCTGCTGAAATTAGAGCAGCCGTTGAAGCAGCAACAGACAGCAACGTGTTTACAGATGCCGATCACACAAAGTTAAATGGCATTGCTACAGGCGCAACAGCCTACGGCGACAGTGACGTTGACACGCATTTAAACACATCAACCGCAGCAACCAATGAGGTTCTTAGCTGGACTGGCACTGATTATGATTGGGTTGCTCAGTCTGGCGGCGGCGGTGCGCTTGAGCTTTACGCTGAAAACCCTAGCAGTCCAACTGCGCCTTCTGCGACAGGAACAAATGCCGTTGCTATTGGTAATGGTTCTACTTCCTCCGGTAGTAATTCAATTGCAATAGGTCAAAGTGCAAATGCTGCTAATGGCTTGGCTCTTGGTAAATCGGCAA